GCTCATGCTCATATATATGGCGATTTTGGGCGACAGGTGCCACAATAAACCATGAAAAAGGCGACAACATGAAGATACACGAAGAAAAAAGACTTGGGAAGGTACGCTTTGTCCTCGACGTAAAGATGGCGGGCAGGAGGCGGAGAACCTATCACACTACCCGGCGCAAAGCGGAGGCTGCCTTGGCGGAACTGAAGCGCACCCAGAGGGCGCACGGCGATATGTTCGCCCGCTACCCGGAGGGCGTTCGCATTGAGTGGATGATGGCGCACGAACTGGCCAAGGAGGGCGGGTTCACCATTATTAACGCCGTGCGTTACTATAAGGAGCATACCGAGATTCGCGAGGAGCATCGCGTCACCGTGGGTACCGCCATCCGCGCCTTCCTTCGGGAGAAGAAGCTCCTCATCAAGGAGCGCAGCCACACTGCCCTTTCATCGACGTTGGAGCGCTTTGGTGAGGAGCGGTGGAATGGCTCGCTAACGGATGAGTGCCGCTCGGGCGTCCTTGACTGGCTCAACGCCGGCCTGACGCGGCAGAAGACGCCGTGGAACAGTCGCACCAAGAACGGCTACCTCACCGACTTGAAAAACTTCTTCAACTGGACAGTGGCCGAGGGGCATCTGGAGTCCTCGCCCGCCCAGCACGTCCGCCGCTTCCGTGCCACTGACGCGGAGCTGGCCAAGGATGAGGAGTCGAAGAAGATTCTGACGCCCAAGGAAGTCGCGGCGGTGATGAAGTATCTGGTGAAGCATGAGCCGGACATGGTGTGTCGCGCCGCCTTGCTGTTCTTCGCCGGGCTGCGACCGGAGCGCGAAGCTGCAACCATCACCTACGATGAAGTTATGCTGGACGACCAGCTTGTTCATGTCCGCGCCAGCCGCGCCAAGGACCGCCAGAACCGATACATAGCCATGCCCCCGAATCTGGTGGCGTGGGTGCGGTGGGGGCTGAACCATGGCGCGACTCTGCCGGTGGTCAACTGGGACAAGCGGTGGAATGAAGCGCGCTCCAAGCTAAAGCTGACCGGAGAGGCATGGCCACACGACGCCAGCCGTCACAGCTTCGCCTCTTACTGCCTCGCGGTGCAGGGCGAGGAGGATACCCGCATGGCGCTGGGCCACGGCAACTATGAGATGCTGTTCAGAAATTATCGAACTCTTGTTAGATTGAGCGACGCAGAGCGGTACTTTAATATATGCCCGCCCCGCAAGTGAGCGAAGCCCTGTACACCCCTAGCCCGACCCACTTGGCGCGACTACGCGCTGAGGCGGGTCAGAGCGGGCGCACTGTGAGTCAGGTGGCGGAGGAGGCCATCACTCTTGGTCTTTCAGGAATTCGCGATGAATGCGCTCAAGCCGGGGAAGCCCGGACTCAAGGCAAGTCTCAATCACGGCGGTCACGCTCATGCGCTTGAGCGTGGCCACCTTCTCTGCCTCTACCCATAGCTCCCGGCTGAGGCGCAGCGTCGTGTGATGCTTCGTCTCGGCTTTCTTCGTCTTTCGCTTCCTGCTCATGCGCCTTCCTTCCTGATCACCGTGTAAAACTGTATTCAGTCTAAATACGCTCTCCCCTTTTTGTCAATGTCAATAACCTGTTAATAACTTTATGTGTATTCGGTAAGATATACACTTGCTATATGTTCGCTATGTGTTATGAATACGCCCTGACATGGTAGCTAAAAACCAAGTAGTGACATTTCGCGTGAGCAGTCGGGTCTACGGCGAGCTTCGCCGAGTAGCCGATTCCACGGGAATCTCAATTTCTGACCTTATCCGAATCTGCATTCAGGGCGAGCTGCCCAAGGTGAAAGCAAAGTATGGTGGAGATGCTTAACATCGAGGCACCGCCCTACTCGTCCCAGAACGAGGCTGCCGTCCTGTCGTGCTGTATGCGCGAGGACGAGCTGGTGGACGAGGCCGCGACCTCGCTGGAGCCGGACGACTTCTATGAGCTGAGGCACCGGAACCTGTTCGAGATCATGCAGCGGCTACGTGAACGGTCTGTGCCAATTGACACTATAACTGTTCGTGACGAGGCCGAGGCTTTGTTTCCGGGTGGCATTGAGGCGGTGGGAGGACTCCCCCACTTGGCCGGGCTGCCGGACTTGACCCCCTCCACCGTTGCCCTCCCCCACTATGTTGCGACCGTCGCCAAAAAGTCGAGGTTGCGCCAGATAGTGACCGGCGTTAGGGGTATCATTTCTCAAATCAACGCGCAAGAAGGAGACGACGACGCGCTGCTTGAATCGGCTGGGCAAACCCTCCTCAGCCTACTCCAAGCAAACAGTGGCCAAGGGGGGGAGGTCGTCCTAACTGATGTGGTCCGCAGGGCCATCGGAGAAATCGAACAGGCACATTCCAGCGATGGAAGTTGCACTGGCGTCAGCAGCGGCTTCCCTTCCCTTGACCGATTGACCAGCGGCTTCCATCGGGGCGATATGTTCGTGCTGGCCGCGCGCCCATCAATGGGCAAGACCAGTCTGGCGATGTCTATCGCCGAGCACGTCGCCTTGGACTTGAAGATTCCTGTGGGCGTGTTCAGTCTCGAAATGACGGCGGTAAGCCTCATCAAGCGTTTGCTCTCGTCGCGCACAGGCATTGATGGCCATGACCTTCTCACCGGCTCGCTCAAGAAGCAGGACATCCATAGCCTCGCCACATCCTCGGCGAGCCTTATCCGAGCGCCGCTGTTCATTGACGAGTCGCCTCGCCTAACGGTAGCGGGCTTCTCCAGCCGCGCACGCCGCATGGTGGCGCGGCACAAGGCCAAGCTCATCGTGGTGGACTACCTCCAGCTTATGAGCGCCAAGGCCGACAATCGAGTGCAGGAGGTTACGAAGATTTCAAACGGATTGAAGTCTGTCGCCAAGGAATGCGATGTCCCGCTGCTAGTTCTCAGCCAGCTTTCAAGAAGCGCAGAGCAACAGGGTCGCCCGCCGCGCTTGAGCGACCTGCGAGACAGCGGAAGCATCGAGCAGGACGCTGATGTGGTAGCGATGCTGCATCGCCCCGATGCTTCCAGTGACCTCATCGAGGTCATGGTGCAGAAGCACCGCAACGGCCCCACCGGAATCGTCGAGCTGGAATTCGACAAGGCTCACACCCGATTCAAAAACCCGACCTACTTCAACAATGCCAACGTGGACACAAAATGAACTCGACCTGTACGAACGGCAAACTGGTCATCGTCATCCAGCACATCGGACACGTTCCGGCGTTCAAAAACATGAAGATAATCGCCGGCAAGCGGCTCATTACGGCACCCAAGGCGAGAAAGTGGATGGAGCAGGCGACGAGCAGTATATGTTCTCAGTTACGTTCCTTATGTCAGACCGCCGACGACGCGACCTCGACGGAGGACTGTCGACGCTCCTCGATTGCTTTATTGCCGCCCGACGACAACTGGAAGGTGATTCCAAAGATGTGCGTAGAGGCAAGGGTGGTGCCAAAGGGTGAGGAGGGGGCAATCATTGAATTAACTAGGTTGCAGTAACACCGGAGCTGCCTAAATACCCCGGATAAACCTGAAACGGAGACAAAGTGAATGAGTAAAAAAGAAGAAAAGCAAAACAACCCGTCCATTACGGTCACGGGCATCTTGGAGTGGGCGCACTTGACGCCCGGCAAGCCTAACGAGATGAGCGGCAAGTACCAGTGTGATGTGTGCCAGTTGTCGGATGAAGCCGTCAAGGAGCTGGAGGCGATTGGCCTTGAGGTTCGTGATGGGGCTGACAAGGGCAAGCCGGAGAAGGGCCGGTACGTCACGCCCAAGGCGGGCAAGCCGCTCACCGGCGGTCTGGTCGATGCCAAGTGCAACCCGTTCGACGGGGCTGACCGCATCGGAAATGGCACCCGCGCCAACGTCGCGGTGCGCCCATTCAAGTACACCTACAAAGGCAAGTCTGGCATCGGCTGCGGCTTGCAGGCCGTGCAAATCACCGAACTGGTCGAGTACGCCCCGGCGGGCATGTTCGATGAGGAAGAAGGCTTCGTGGCCGAGCCGGTGGCTGCGGTTGTGGACGACCCGTGGGGTGAGGACGACGTGCCCAACTAGACATTGGATGGATTCTGCGAGCGGAGGTTGTGCGAAGAAGTCATACTGCGAGCGGTGGATGATTTCCGCACAGCCTTCCTCGCCGGATTGATTGACGAGCGCGGACGACCCACAAGGTCGCTGACGGCTCGGCAGGGAGAAATGTGTGAATCACTGGGCTGGTTCTTCTTTGGCGGCGGCATCGAATTGATGCTGGACTTCGCTGAGTTTAAGATTCCGGCTGAAAAAATTAGGAGGAAAATAATTGAACGAAACATTTGACGAACGAAAAGGGAGACCCAGCGCATCACGCGGTGATTCTCTGGAGAAATGCCCCGGCAGCCACGGCGCATCAAGCCTATTCAAGAGCAAGTCCTCTGCGGCGGCAGAGCTGGGCAGCCAGCAGCATGAGGTGATGGCGGGCATTGAGTTGGACTTGCAGGACGTAAACATGGAGGACTGTCGAGAGGCAGAGCGGCAGCGCGACACGGTGCTGGACTTCGTATACCCCAACTGGAGGAACTGCCCCCCCAGCATTGTTCTGGAGGAGCGGATTTGGTATCGCCGTGACCGCTACTCAGGAGTGCCTGACCTGCTCGCCATGCGCGACGGTCGCGGCCTAATCGTTGATTACAAGTTTGGCAGGATAAAGGTGCCCGAAGCCAAGCGTAACGCCCAGCTCAAGTGGCTGGCGGTGCTAGTGGACTGCAAGCTCAAGCTGGTGGACGAAATCACAGTCTGCATCATCCAGCCACGCTGCGGCGCGTTCACCACCCACACCTATGACCGGGAAGCATTGAGGAAGGCTAGGCTGGCGGTGACGCGCCACTTGCGCCGCGTCGAGTCGCGACCCCTGATACTTCGCCCCGGCGCAAGCCAATGCCGCTACTGCGCCGCGCGTGAAGCCTGTCCCGCCCTGCGTGGAAAGGCTGAGGGCATAGCCGCCATCGACAAGGTTGAGATGCTGACGCCCAGCCAGTTGGCGACCGCCATGAACATGGTCGATGCCGTGGAGTCTTCCTGCAAGGCCATCCGCAGTCGCGCGTCCGAGGCGCTCAAGGCCGACCCTGACTCCCTGCCGGGATATGAGTTGGTGAAGGGAATCACTCGGCGAAGCGTGAAGGATGCACTGTCGGCGTTCATGGCCCTTCGCCGAGCCGGTCTGGTGGGCGCGGACGAGGCGGAACGGTTCATCTCGTACAGCACCATTGGCATCACCAAATTACAGAAGCTCGTGGAGAACGACGGCGAGATTTCGCGTGCAGAGGCGGCGGAGTCTGTGGCCATTGCTCTGGAAGACATTATCACCCGCAAGGAGGGAGAACCTAAGCCATGCCGAGTAGAGTGATACGCGACGGCATACTCGAAAGCGAAGCCATCAACTCCTTGAGTTGGCCCGCCGAGCTATTCTATCGACGCCTGATGAGCGTTGTGGACGACTTCGGACGGTACAATGCCCACTCCAAGCTCCTGCGGAGCCGATGCTACCCGCTTCAGTTCGATATAGTGGCCGATAAGGACGTGACGGGCTGGCTTAACGAGTGTGTCAAGGTCGATCTGGTAAGGCTGTATAGGGTTGAAAACAAGCCGTTTTTAGAGCTTTCACGCTTTAACCAACGCACCCGTCAGGCCACCAGCAAATTCCCCGCGCCCGGTACTTGTAATACAAAGCGCGGTCGTATGACAGCGGATGCCGGCGGGTTGCTGCCGTGTGCGCACGAAGACGAAGGCGAAGACGAAGACGAAGTCGTTACGCCCAAAAGAAAGAAAGGCTTCCCGAAGGGGTGGAAACCGAATGCGTACCACGTTGAGCTGGCGGTGAAGCATGAGGTCAGCCTTGATGAAGGCGCAACCGTGTTTGAGGACTGGGCGCGAGCTAACGGCCACAAGTATGTGGATTGGGACAGGACATTCTCCAACGCCGTCAGGGGGTGGCTGAAGGAGCGGTGCCCAAGCAAAAAGGTTGCCGCCGTGGACGCCACCGGAGAGAAACTAAAAAAATGGAAATAAACCTTACTGGGCACCCTGCCGACAAAGCCGCGACCTCCTTACTTGACGATTCCCTCGTCAAGTCTTCTGCGGTAGGCGGGGTGCCCACTTCGCTATGAGCATAAACATATCACTGATAACCGGCGAGATAGAGACAGCCAAAATGATAGCCATTGGGCGCAGACGCGCGAACGAGAAGCACGGCATCTTCAACCGCCAGCGCTCACCGGAGCCTCCAGAGGAGGTCGAGCTGAATGGCATGGGAGCCGAGCTGGCTTTCTGCAAGGCGCTCAACCTGTACCCAGACCTGACAGTGAAGCTCAGGTCAGGCGGTGCGGACTGCGTATCCCGCGATGGCCTGACCGTGGATGTCAAGGCCACCGGCTACGTCAAGGGCAAGCTGCTCGTGACTCCAGACAAGAAGGGCAAAGGCACCGACCTGTACGCGCTAGTTACAGGCTCGATGCCGAACTACACCATCGTTGGCTACGCCACCAGCGACGAGATATTCAACGACGACAATCTGGCAGAGACAGGCCACGGCGTGTCCCACGCTCTGCCACAGGAGAAACTACATGAGTATGATGAACTTAGCCATTAAGCCCGCCGCAAGAAGCAGGGCAACAAGCATCCGCGACGACCTGAAGATGGTGCTGCGGGACGTGGAGGAAGTAACCGGTGTAAGCGCCAGAGACCTGATGGGCAGGTCGCGGGTTACTGCGATGTCCGACGCTAGGCAATTAGCCTACCTATGCCTGCGTTCACGGCGTCATGCCTGCGCCAGCGTAGCCAAGGCCATGAACAAGCTGGACCACGGCACCGTAAGTCACGGATGCAGACGTATCTCAGACTTGGCAAAGATTGAGAAGAAGACAGCCATGCGCGTCGATGAAATGCGTCACCGGGGGTACGCTATATGAACCCACCCCGCACTCCCGACCAAATCCGAGACGCCGCCATCGCCCACTTCATTGAGCGAGCTGTGCCTAAATTCAATAAAGGCCAAGCCGAACACGGTGGAAGCTGCGACCAGCGTGCTAATTTCGAGGAGCTGGAGAATGAGATAATCGACTTGTGGTTCTACATGATGAGCCTCAAGCACAAAATAGAGAGGAAAGAAAATGGCCACTGACGAAGAACTCGAAACCGGCTTGACTATTAGCAGCTACATTATCGGGAAAAAGGGCTACGAAAAGAAACTGGTAATGCCCTCGTCTGGTTCTTACGAAATAATGGAGCCTCCCGCCTCGAAGCTGCATATCGAGACAGTCGAGGACGCGTGGAATCGGAGGGACAGACAAGTAGCTGAACTTGAGGAAAAGGTGAAGTCTCAGCAGTGGTTATTGGCCGCGCAGGACAAGCGCATCAAGAAGCTGGAAAATCAGTTGAAGGACGCGAGACTGGCATGAACCCAAAAGACATCGCCCTAGCCATCGACATACTAGCCGTCCTGCTAATGTGCATAATCCTTTACTGGCTGTTTAGCGCATAAAAGATGGAAAAGAAGGGAAACATAGCCGACGATTGCCCGGTCTGTGGGCACTACCCAAGCTACACGGGCGGACACTGCTCCAAGTGCGGGACGGCGCGGCCAGCAAGCAAGCGCAACGAGGAGGCAGAGACATCCGACCTCGTTGACTATTTCAATATGAGTCTAGGAGAGAGGCTTAGGCGATGGAGAAACCGCCACTAAAGCCGTACAACAAAGCCGAGTGGCAAAGAATAGCCCAAGAATTCTTGGCCGACTACAACATGCCCGCATCGGCCCTACAAGCCGCTCACATCGCCTTGAGGCGTGATGACCCTACCCTAGCAGAAAAATGCCTCACAGAGGCAGCTAGGCGCAGGAAAAGGCATACGTAGAGACACATCTGATATACGCTCCAACGACCCGCTTCCCTTCCACGTCATTTCGGCTTAAAGTGTCCGCATGGGGGCGAGGGTCAAACTACCGGGTCTGGGCGCATTATGCGAGGTGGAATGGCTGGACGCCGCTGGCCATATCGGCGCAGACCTGACTGAGGCCAAGCCGATGTCTTGCTCTACCGTGGGCTGGCTCAAGGCTGTTCAAGGCGACCACATCATTATCGCGACCTCCCAGTACACCGATACCTACGGAGACTTCACCGTGATTCCAAGAGGAGTCATCACCAAGGCGAGGGTGATTGAAAAGTGAGGCACCTTGGCTCAGGCCGCACCCACTGCCGGCTCCCGCTCCTCTCGCGGAGGCAGCGCCGCCAACACATTGATGTTCACCAACGGCTTGTCAGTGTTATCCTCGATGTTGTGTATCTTGCGCATCTGGTTGTCCAGCGTCACCCACGCATCAATGGCCTGCCTCATCTCCCGCACGTTGCCCTGCGTCATAGCCGTCACCGCCGCCTGAAACAACGTGTAGAGCTTGTCACCCGTTTGCATCGAACGCCTCATGTGCGCCTCACCATCCTTACACACCAGCTTAGACAGCTTCTCGTTCTGCTCGTCAGTCTGCCGAATCAACTCAGTCGCCACCGCCTCACGGGCCTGTACCTGAATCGTATCGCGCTGCTCAAACCATTTCTCCTTGGAGGAGACTTGGCCGAGGTACGAATAACTCACGCTGTAGCGCCGAGATAAATCGCGCAGGCTGATGTTGCTGCGAACGAATTCGTCACGCAGTTTGTTCCAATCGTATTTCTTCTTGTTCGCCATACGTCAGCACTATAGCAAAAACATCAGAAAATTTCACGCACCATAGAAGGAAGGAAGGGCCACCCC